ATATTGATGTTGGAAACTTACCAAAAGTAAAAGCAGAGGCATATCTTAAAGATGTGATGAATCGTTATCGAAACAAGTTGGTGTATAATGCAGCAACTGGTGAGATAAAGGATGATCGACAACAAATGAGTATGTTAGAGGATTTCTGGTTGCCTCGTAGAGAAGGTGGTAGGGGTACAGAAATTACAACTCTGCCTGGTGGACAGAATCTAGGAGAAATAGATGATATTGTCTATTTCCAGAAAAAGTTATATCGGTCTTTGAATATTCCTGTTAGTCGGTTAGAATCTGATTCAGGATTTAGTTTAGGTCGAGGTGCAGAAATTACAAGAGATGAGGTAAAATTTACTAAATTTGTTCAAAAATTACGAAACAAGTTTAATACTTTATTTAATGATATTCTTAAAACGCAATTAATACTCAAGGGAGTTATAACAGAAGAAGATTGGCAAGAAATTAAAGAAAATCTTTCATACAGTTACATGAAAGATGGTCATTATGCGGAAATGCGGGATATGGATGTGCTTCGTGAACGATTGGATATACTAAATAGTATGGAACCGTATATAGGTGATTGGTTTTCTAAGGAATATGTTCAAAAACACGTTTTTCGTATGTCTCAAGAAGAAATTAATAAAATGGACAGGGAAATTAATAAAGAACCAGAACCAGATGATCACGAACCAATTGCTAATCCTATGGATCCAGATGGGCCTGCCACACCAGCAGTTGGGCCAGGGGGATAACCACTAACACAAGAGATAAATTATGAGTGAAATACCAAATATAATTTCAGCTTTAATTAATGATAATAAAGTGGATGCTGAAACACATTTTAAAAATACTATGGCATCTAAAATAGGTGATGCGTTAGATCTAAAACGAGTAGGAGTAGCGAATTCTTTGGTAAAAGGACAATCTAATACCTCAGTAGAGGACTCTGCCGATGAAGAAGTTTAAGGAATTTAACACTTGGGTTACAGAAAAGGATGAACATAAAAAATCATCCACATACAAAAAACTTACACCTAAGATGAAAAAGGCTATTGATGATGTCTTTGGCACAATGGAAAAGAACCCAGGCGACTTTTTAAGTACATTTGATAAAACTGTAGAAAAAGTTGCAAAAAATCATGGTGTAAAGGTTAAAGATATTATGAATTATTTTGATAAAGAAATGCTTTCAATTTAGGATAAACTATGGCAAATTCAATTAGAAACTCACATGGAAGAAGTGTTTTACATATAGACACTACTGACGGAGCAATAACATTAGCAGAACTTAAAGCAACTGGTGAAGCTACCCCAACTAAAGCACATATTGTTGATCTTTTTTGGCAAACCGCTGGTACTCTTACAATAGATAGGGGTGGTACAGATGTTCATGCATTTACAGGCACAGGACATTTTAATTTCGGTTTTGCTGGAGCTGAATTAGGTGGAACTCAAACCGCAGACATTGGACTCACAGTCTCAGGCGACACCTATGCAATCATTGTTGTGCAAATCATACGAACTTGTATAATAAAGGGATAATATGAAACTAATCAGAGAAATGTATGATGATTTTGAAATTCTTACTGAAGGTAAGAATAAGGAATTGAAAATTAAAGGGATTTTCATGCAAGCCGAAACTAAAAATCGGAATGGAAGATTATATCCTCTTAATATTTTAATGAAAGAAGTTAAGCGATACAATAAGGAACTCGTTCAAAACAAACGTGCTTTTGGGGAATTAGGACATCCTGAGGGCCCAACGGTTAATCTGGACAGAGTTTCTCATTTAATCGAAGAACTATACCCCGAAGGTATGAATATCATCGGGAAAGCAAAGATTCTTGACACACCTAATGGTAAAATTGTCAAAGAACTGCTAAAAGCCGGTGCTAAACTTGGAGTCTCTAGTAGAGGAATGGGAACACTTGAAAAGAAGGGTCAGACAAATGTTGTCAAAGACGATTTTTATCTTGCAACAGCAGGAGACATCGTTGCGGATCCATCTGCACCAGAAGCGTTTGTGGAAGGAATAATGGAAGGGAAAGAATGGATTTGGGATAACGGAATTCTTAAAGAAGAAGAAGTTGCCCGAATTGAAAGAGTCGCTTCCGCAAATAAGAAGGCAGAAGCCTTTGAAATGTTTCTTTCAAAACTCTAATTTTATAAATATAATTAACAAACTACTAAAGGAGACTTAATATGTCTGACGAACTTAATAAAGAGATGGATGAATTGGAAGAGGTCGAAGAGGCAACAGCAGAACCCACAGGGGTAAAAGCTAAAGAGCCTGGAGCAACCAGCCCAAAGTCCGTTAAACTAAAACAGGAAAAAGAAGACATGGCCAAAGAAAAAAGTGCTAAAGCAGCACCTGAACCAAAAACAACTAAAGGTACAGTAAAACCTGTAACTTTGGTGGCAGGTGATGCCGAAGAAGAAGACCATGAAGAAGAGGAAGAAGAAGTTAAAAAGGAAGAAAAAGCTTCTGCTCCTAAACTCAAATCTGAAATTATGCAAGGACTTGTTGACCACATTAAGGGTCTGAAAAAAGAAGATCTTGCAAAAATGTATGGTACACACGTTTTAGGTGAAACCGAACATGATGATGAGGAAGAAGAAGAGGAAGATGAAGAAGCTTCCAAAGTTAAAAAAGAATCTATTGACCAAACAATTGAAGATTTAGATGTATCACAAGATATTGATGCTTTAGTTGGTGGTGAAGAAGAACTTTCTGACGAATTTAAAACAAAAGCCGCAACAATTTTTGAAACTGCAATTAAATCAAAGGTTCGTACTGAACTAGAGAAAATTCATGCAGAAAATCAAGAATCTTCAAAGAAAGTTGCAGAAGAAACAATGACAAGTGTAGTTGAAAAAGTCGATGACTATATGAACTACGTTGTTGAACAATGGATGACTGATAACGAACTTGCTATTGAGCGTGGGCTCAAAGGTGAGATCGCAGAAGATTTCATTAGTGGTCTGAAAGGATTATTTGAAGATCACTATATAGATGTTCCAGATGAGAAGTATGACATCTTGGAAGCCAACTTAACGAAAATCGAAGAGTTGGAAGATAAATTAAACAAACAGATGGAAGAAAATGTTCAGTTGAAAAAGGCAAAAGGTGAACTTGTAAAAGAGTCCATGATTGCCGATGTTGCTGATGGGATGACTGATACCGAAACTGAAAAGTTCCAAAGTCTGGTTGATGATGTTGAGTTTTCCGATGAAGAATCTTACAAAGAGAAACTTCAAACGATTAAGGAAAGCTATTTTAGTTCTGATGAAGTAAAAGCTCAAGATGAGACTCTTACTGAAGCAGGAGCTGAAGAACCCAAAATTGTATCTGGTGAGATGGCAAAATATATGTCTGCCATTAAGAAAGATAATTTACGGGCAAAAAAATAATATCTAATAAACTTTTTAAAGGAGTAATTTATGTATAATTCAGAAGCTCTCCAAGAGAAAAACTTTTTAAAGGAGTAATTTATGTATAATTCAGAAGCTCTCCAAGAGAAGTGGCAACCAGTTTTGAATCATCCCGATCTACCTCCGATCAATGATGCTTACAAACGTGCAGTTACCGCTGTAATCTTGGAGAACCAAGAAAAAGAAATGAAGGAATCAAGACAGTTTTTGACTGAGGCAGAAATGTCTACATCTGATGCTGTTGCAAACTGGGATCCAGTTTTGATTTCTTTAGTTCGCAGATCTATGCCTAATTTGATGGCATATGATATTTGTGGTGTGCAACCAATGAGTGGCCCCACAGGACTTATTTTTGCAATGAAAGCAAGAATGGGTGAAGGTGCAACATCCGTTGATGAAGCACTTTTCGATGAAGCAGATACTGCTGACGGAAACGTAACTCTTACTGGTTCACAAACTGGTGCAGAACCTGGCGTACTGAATGACTCAGGAGCAGCTGCAGGTGTAACAACCGATGCAACAATTCCTGACATTTGGGGTGTAAACACCGCTGGTTCGTATAACGTAAAAGGTGCAGATTTGACTGCTACAGGTGAAACTTATGGTTCATCTGGTGTAGAATTCCAAGACATGGGATTCACCATTGAGAAAGCAACAGTCACCGCAAGGACACGTGCCCTGCGTGCTGCTTACACAATGGAACTCGCACAAGACTTGAAAGCAATTCATGGTCTTGATGCAGAATCAGAATTATCTAACATTCTTAGCACAGAAATTCTTGCTGAGATTAATCGTGAGGTAGTTCGTACCATTTATATTATTGCAAAACCTGGCGCTCAAACTACAGCTACCGCTGGAATTTTCAATCTTGATACAGACTCTAATGGTCGTTGGTCAGTTGAAAAATTCAAAGGTCTGATGTTTCAAATTGAGCGTGATTGTAACGATATTGGAATTTTGACTCGCAGAGGAAAAGGAAATATCCTTGTTTGTTCTGCTGACGTTGCTTCTGCATTGTCAATGGCTGGAGTCCTTGACGTAGGTGGAGGAGCTAATGGTTCAGGCAATATGAATGTCGATCCAAGTCCAGAAGGAAGTACTTTCGCAGGAACAATTAATGGAAGAATTA